AGTCAAGGTACTTTTTGAGCGACTCAATGGTTTTTGTCATACTGCTGAAAAGAATACTCATATCAGTCTCTGGTGGAAATCCCATCAGAGCAACGGACTTTCTCAGATTCTCTTTCATCTCAATTGCTTGAGGGTCATCAGAAAGAGAAAGTCTGGTATACATAATTCTCTGCTTTTCAAGCAGTCGTGTCATCTTATCAATATGTTCCAGCTTATCTTCACGAGGCATCATACCAAAAGTTAAAATACTATTGTATATAAACTCTTGAAGTTCGTTAATTTCTTTTAATTCATCCTGAATAATATCAGAATCAAAAAAACTACTCATTTATAATGTCCCGTAAAAGTTTTTTGTACTGGAATATGTCTGTATTTAGAAAAGGTTTGTATTTCTTGATTTTTAAACTTACGGTTTCCCATACAGGGTCCAGAAGTTTCTTATCAAACTCACTAATATACGAAAATATTATATCATAAATTACCATTATTTCAGGTACTAGTTCACCTTTTAGAAATGTTTTGAGAAGAATTGGATGACCTTTTGAGCAGTCAAATACATTCTCTAATTTTGTCTGAGAGAACAATTCTGTTGATTGCTCCTTGAATAAGTAAGTCAGACTCTGCTGTCTTTTCATCCATTCTTGGTAATTTCTTTCTCCAGAATTAATAATTTCACCAATCCACATACTTTGGGGATTATCCGCTACTATAAAATTTGATACTAGAAAATCTACTATTTCTTTGTCCGAATATTTACGAGAACTTTTCTCGAAAAAATACCGGTCTTTGCGTTTATTAAATGATGTAAGTGTTGCTCTTGTTTTTTTATATTTAAAGTAATCATATTTGGGATTGGTGAAATGATTCTTGATTCCCAAATATGCCTGATAAGTTTCAAATGGTGACATCAGATAGGCAATTTTGCTTTAGAAGTTCGCTTCATAAAGTTAAGACTAATCGCATCATACTTTAATCTTTCTTTAAGAGGTTTAGAAATCAATTTAGTAACCGATTCTACATCAATACCGTTGATTTCACAATAATGACAAATAGCATCAATATAATTACAGTTTTCTTCCGCAACTATTTTTTCAATTTCTAAAGCAAATTTGGAAGGAGTAAGAAACTTATCCTCTATTGCTTTTTCTAATTCTTTGTTCGTTTCCGTTTGTTCCATAGATTCTATATTAATTTCTAGAAATGTCTCTAATATATTTGCCATAATTTAAGAGTAATAATATGTAGTATAAAATAAAATAATCAATTAGTCAAATAGACATTAGTTCAAGTTTATCATCAACAAACTTTTTAATATATTCCACAACAAGTTTCATATATTTGTTAAGGTCTCTCTCTTCATAAACAACACATTCACCATTTTCACACGCCATAATGATGACTAGTTTTTTGACTCTAATATCAGTCATCTCATAGAGTGCCATTCCATAGAACATCGCCTGAACGAAATAATTCTCAATCCAATCTCTTGGTTTTGGTTTTTTAGAAGTCTTAAAGTCTATGATGGCAAGTTCTCCATCAAACTCGGCAATACAATCAGTAGTACCGGCAACACCAAGTTGTTTACTATATAGAGCCCCTTCCAGACAGTAGATATTATTAATCCTGTTCAGTTCTGATTTAGCAATCTTAAAAAGAAAATCTGATATGGGTTGAACTGGAGGAAGGTCCCTATTATAAAGATAGTTCTCAACTAAAGTATGTAGGTCTGTTCCACGACTGGTTGCTGCTTTGGTGATACGGTCAGCTTCTTCTGTGCCGACTTTTTTTCTCCACTTAACAAAGATTTCCTTATTAAAATGACTGGTTACGGAAGTGATAGAGACCAACTTGAGCAGTTGGTCCTCATCGGGTACGGAATAATATCGGACTCCATCAATTGTTTCTCTTTCAAGTTGAGGAAGTACATTATCAAGATGATTAAACATTTAAGACCTCACTCTTCCTTTATTATAACCCATAGGTATGGATTCGTCAATATTCATAAGTTTTTCTTCAATACCATTATTAATCCAAACTCTCTTTGGACGATTTTTTGCCTTTTCTTTTAACTTTTCAATAGTTTCTGGGGAGTGCTTTTTTCCATACATAGGATTATTTTCTCCATTTACATCGTGATGATTTTCACTAATTTTTTTCTTAGTTTCATCACTAAGAACTCTACCAAGATTTATTTGACGCAATTTTTCAATAGATTCTGGACTCAGTTTTCTTCCAATTAACCAAGGTTTTGATTTACCTTTTGAGGCAACACTCATTTTTCTTTTTGTTTCATCACTATGATTCTTACCGTACATACCAACTTTTTTTTCTTTATGAAGTTGCTTAACTCTTTCGGAACATTCTTGACGATATTCTTCGGTTACTTCCCAACCAAAAATGCCGTCACCACCATCAGTTAAATTATAACCATAAGGAACTTTGGTATTATATTCTTTAATGTAATACTGCTCTAATTCATATGCTCTTCCAGCAGAGTCAACTTCTTCAATCAATTCAATAAAGAACTTATCTTCTCCATATTTTTTGATTGCTTCAGTTAAAAGAAATCCTCTTTTAGAGTGCTGATAAAATCTTTCAGTAATAGAGAATTTAGTTATTCCAACGTACTGTTTTTTATTTTCTAAATTAGTAATTAAGTAAATATTATACATTATCTAACTCATAAAAGGTTATAATTATTTATATAAATCTAAACCTCCACGAGTTAGACATATTATTATAATCCGAGTGCGTGTTGGGCGATTAAAAATTCCTTAACCAATCCTGAACGAATCACATCATCAATACCAAACTCAATTATATCAATAGACGGCATAGTTCTCAAAATTTTCATAAAATCAATTACACCATTCTTTTCATTTGTTTTAATTAAATCTGATTGAGTAGCATCTCCACAGAACATAATCTTGGAGTTTTCACCCACACGAGTAATAATAGAACATAATTCGTGGAAATTTGCGTTCTGGAACTCATCCACAATAATAATAGAATTATCAAGCGTAGTTCCTCTGAGGAATGAGGTGCTCCAGAACTTAATTGTTTCCTGTGCCTTAAGATTGCCATAAAGCATCTCAAATTCGGCATCACTTGAAAGTTGGAACATATACTTCACCATATTCTTATAAGGAATCTGGTAAATATCTGACTTGTCATCATAAGAACCGGGAAGAAATCCAATTTCTCGTGTGGCAACTAAAGAACGAACAAGGTAGATTTTTTCGTAAGGTGTTCTTTCATCCAAAACCTCACGAAGAGCATTATAAAGAGTAATGAAAGTTTTACCAGTACCGGCACATCCATAGGCAACTAAATGTTTTTGAGCGGCATAAGAATTGAAAAGTTTCTTTTGATTTTCGGTAAGTGGATCAATATCTACTAGATATTCAGAACTTAACGGTTTTTTACGCTTTGCCTGACGAGTTGTAAGACCAACACCGATTGGTTGCTCTGCTCTTTTTCTTCTTGCCATTAGAGTTTCTTTACGTTTGATTTTGGTGCTTTACTTGCTTTTTCCAAGACTTCATTCCATCCCGGATTCCGTGCGATCAGTTTATCCCTCCACTCACCAACTTCTCCTGGAGAAGGGCAGGTAGAAGGATCGGACCAATCACGAACCCATTCAGGATTGTCTATTTTCCACTGGTCCCAAAGGTGGACACTCATTTCCACTTCTTTCTGCTCACCAGTTTTTGTATTCACTATAGGGTACGTTGCCATTGTTATAAAATCAAGACAAAAATATTTATGGACTCAACCGTGCTTTATGAAGACGCTTCTCTTCATAATAACTAAAGATTTCTGGAACCCACGCTTTCATTACAGGAACCATTCCTTCACAGAGAGCCTGAATCTCTACCTGAGCATCAAGTTTTGCTCTCAGGTCAAGGAAGTGAAGTGCGGCACGAAGGGAGAATGAGACCACAAAGTTCTGACGAATGTTTTGAGGAAGGTAATCACGAAGATGTTCTTCTGCCATACCACGCTGTTCGTAACCCTCAGCATACCTCTCAGATGCCGCCAGACAGAACTTTAACTGCCTTTCGTAGTCTTCCCTTGTCCATTCGTACTTGTGCCCTTTACGGTCCAAGTAGAGACCTTCTGGACGCACATAATAAACCTCTTCGGGTTTTAGTTCACCTTTGGCAACCTTCAGTACACGACGACCAGTATACCTTTGTGATTGAACATCAAAACTTACACCAACACGATGAGTTCTTGCCTGTACGATGACATTATGAACGAATCCAACACAGTCCAGAGAAATAGCAGGGTGCTCCAGAGGTCCCCAGTGCCCCCTTTCATTTGCCAATAGTTGCTCAATCACCCATTTACCGCATTCCTTTTCGCCGGGAGTCATTTTGGTATGAATAGGGTCTTCCGAATAATCATTCTTACCTGCCTGATAAACAAGAGTTTGCGGAAGTTGTGTTTGACGAATCATCACAACTTTCATATAACGGTCAAGTTCAAGAAGATCTTTTGCTTTAATAGGTCTCATTTCTTTCCAAATCCTTTTGATGTTTTTGCTTCAAGTTCTGCAAGTTCTTGTTTTACAACTCGCAATTGTTG